CACAATTTGCCCCCTCAACAAATTTACCCTAGACTTACTAGGCAACCTTCCCGTTTTATCGTAGAAAGTTCTAGCTAGGATTCTACCTGGTTTCGGTCCCATAATTCTTGTATTGCCGTTCCTCCAGAACCTAGCACTACAAAACTCGAGATCATCATAGGTGCGTTCAACAAGCTTGGCTTTGAGGCCAAATCTCCTCTTGAACTCGTTCACTATGTGTGCGACATCTAGTGGCCTCCTAACAAATAATATACAATCATCACCACAACAAAGAACCCGGAAATCAGTGTCTCCTAGGACTTCATTATGTGCAATGAAGTTTAATATAGTATTGCCACCAGTAGTATTAGGTACACCGCTACCCCTCTTACCAGAGATCTTGTAACTTATTTTGCTATTCACAAAACAAGCTATAGTTCGTAACTGCTTCTCCAGTAGGGCGCGAAACCAAGGTTGTATACCAAACTGATCATAGAATCTTAATTCAGCCTGGATTGCCTCCTCGGTCAAATGACCGTCAAATTTACTAAAATCGTTCTCGTAGGGTATCCAACCCTCAGCCTCCATCTTGGTTACATAATCCCCCAGCTCCTCTGCTGTATGCCCAGAACCCCAAACAAATAAATTGTCTGTATCTAAATCAAATAAGGTCTTTTTCAATTGCTCGAAATATGCCCACATCAACTTACCTAATTCCACAGCATACTCATCTCCCATAGCAGAAATGACCCTGGGTATGACTGTCCCAGCTGCTTTGCCAACGGTGAACTCACCCTTGATGAATGACTTGGTTGAAACATCCAAGTAACGGAAGATACGCCCATCCAGCGCATCCGCATCTCTATACCTCTGCTTCTGGGCACCCCGTACGTGCTCCAGGAACTCACTAAACGATATATCACCAGCGGCGAATCTTTGTTCGACACGCTTGGAAAAATTTCGCTCAGCTTTGAACCAAGCACCATTAGGATGTATAACATCCATAAGCACCCTGCCTCTTGCAGCCAGATACTCATTATGGTGGCATGCCCTGGGATAATACGGCTTGACTTTCTTCAAACCATAACCTAACAGTGGAATACTAGGCCCGGGCTCACAAGTGAGGTTTGACGGCAACCCAAT